GCTTGAATTACTTGAGATCGAATAACCGCGCCGCCATCGTGGCGGACGTGATGGCCAGACCAACAACCTTATGAGGTAATCAAATGGCAGACTTAAAAGAGCTCCGAAACCAGCGTGGCAAGGCCATCGCCGACGCCCGCGCAATCCTTGACAAAGCAGAGGCTGAAAAGCGTGCCCTGACCGCCGAGGAAACCACCCAGTATGACGCACATATCGCAGATTCCCAGCGATACAAAGATGCCGCCGCACGCGAGGAAAGGCAGCAGGAACTTGACCGCGAGGCCGCTGCAGAAGCGCTCCGGGGGCAGACCGGCAAGGCCGAAAAGAAAGAATCGGCCAGCACTTCACCGACCGGAACTAAGGAATACAATTCAGCATTTTTCCGGGCAATCACCTTCGGAACCAACGCACTGAATCCCGATGAAATGCGGGCCTTGTCTGCTGGCGTGGCGACCGATGGCGGGTATCTCCTGGCTCCAGAGCAGATCGTTGACGGAATCCTGAAGGGTATCGACGATGCAGTCTTTGTCCGCCAGAAAGCCACCAAATTCAGGGTGCCGGCAGCAACCAGTCTTGGCGTACCGACCATGACCGCCGATGTCGCTGATGCCGACTGGACTACTGAGTTGGCTACCGGATCGGAAGATTCCAGCCTGAAATTCGGCAAACGGGCGCTCTATCCCCAGAAACCGATTGCCAAGCGGATCAAAATCAGCAACGAACTCCTGCAGCGCCTTCCAGGTATCGAGGCTTTTGTACGTTCTCGCCTTCAGTACAAGTTTGCCCTGACCCACGAAAAGGCATTCCTTACCGGCACCGGCGCCGGCCAGCCTCTCGGGCTCTTCACGGCACATGCTGACGGCATCCCGACAACCAGGGACGTATCCACCGACAACCAGGCAACCTTCCCGACATTCGACGGCCTGATCAACGCCAAGTATAGCCTCAAGGGTCAGTACTGGGGCGTGTCAGATTGGATGTTCCACCGCGATTGCCTGAAGCTCCTGGCGAAAATCAAAGATGGTGAGGGTCAGTATATTTGGCGTGAGTCGGTACGCGCCGGCGAGCCAGATATCCTTCTTGGCCGGCCGGTTTACATGTCCGAGTATGTGCCGAATACCTTCACGTCCGGGCTCTATGTCGGCATCCTTGGCGACTTCTCTTATTACTGGATCGCCGACGCTCTCGACATGACCATCCAGCGCCTTGTCGAACTGTATGCCGAATCCAACCAAGTCGGCCTCATCGGGCGCATGTCGTCTGACGGTATGCCGGTACTCGCCGAGGCATTTGCCCGCGTGAAACTTGGTTGATCCAACAATTAAACCGTAGCGACGGAGAAATGATATGAACCTTTCAGCACAAGTAAAGATTGACCAGGGGCTCGGCTACTACGCGGCCGGCCAGACCAAACGAACCTCCGATATTTTTGATGTCGGCGGCTACGAGGGCATCATGTTTATTGCCGAGCTCGGAACGATCATCGAGAACGGTACTCTTGACGTGTTTGTCGAGCAGAACACCACAAACGCGACATCCGGCATGGCCAGGTTGGCAACGACCACCGTCCACACTGTCACGGCAGCCGATGCCCTGTTGGCGAAATCCTGCATCGTCGTCGATGTCTATCGGCCGCGCGAAAGATACCTGCAATGCAATATCACCCCTGCAACGCAGAACGCTGTCATCCTGGGCATCACCGCCATCAGGTACAACGGCCGCGTGAAACCGGATACCACTGGCCCGATTAAGGCTACCGTTCTGAACGGGCCGGCCGAGGCGTAACGTGCGGGTAATAATGAAGACCACGATGGCCGGGCCGCATGGCTCGGCCGGACCTGGCCAGGAGATCACCGTTGACGATGAAAACGGGAAAGCCCTGATTACCGGGGGCTATGCAGTCCCGGCAAAACCGGCACCTGAATCGGCAATGATGTCACCACCTGAAACCGAAGCAATGCCAAAGGCCAAACCACGACGAGGTACAAAATGAGCTACAACTCGAAAGTATATATGAAACAAGGCGCGGATGAGTTGATCGTTGCCGATGGCGGGGCCATCCGTGACGACAGCATGGCCAGGAGCATCCGTGTCCGGGCGACCATTGCCGAGGCGAACGCGGGACTGACCCTGCTTGCCGCCATTCCGGGCTACAAGTACCGCCTGAACAACGCCACGATGATAGCCATCGGCGGAAATGTGGCGACCGTCACGACCCTGGATATCCTTGGAACCCAGGCAACGACAGAAGTCAAGCTTGTGGCCTTTGCCCAGGCACAACTTCTTAGAAGTGTGGTTTTGCGGCCTGGTATTACCGGCGCGGCCGTCCTCGCTGACGGAGCATCATTCGCCGCCTGTGATGAAAACAAACCGATCAGACTATTGAAGACCGGCACCGACGCGGCCACAGCAACCCACGTTGACGTGATACTCGACTACACAATCGAGGCCGCATAACCCATGTTTACCCGGATCGTCACGCCGCCGGCCATTGAGCCGATATCTCTCACGGAAGCGAAAAAACATCTTCGCCTTGCCGTGTCGGATGCTGACGCCTTGGCATATACCGCCGAAGATGCCAAGATTACGGCATTGATTGCGGCGGCCAGGGAGCATGTCGAGGCGATAACACGGCGGGCACTGATCACCCAGACATGGGACGCGGTTATTGATGAATTCCCGTGGGGCCTTGAGATCGTTTTGCCATATGCCCCGCTGCAATCGGTAACATCGATATCGTATCTCGATACCGATGGAGTTGCGGCAACATTCACTGATTTTGCGGCTGATCTTTTCGGGAGCTGCATTCGGCTGAACTACGAAGAATCATGGCCGGACATCAGGTCTGAGAGCCAGATCACAATCAGGTTCGTCTGTGGATACGGGGCGACGGCCGACACTGTTCCTGCCAGCATCAGGCAGGCCATGCTCTTGATCATCGGTCACTTGTTTGAGAATGCCGAGGATACGGTCAACAGCAATCTCGGCGGATCGAGCATTATGCGGTTGCCGCTCGGGGTCGATGCACTCCTGGCGCCCTTCAGGAGGTACGAATTTTGAGAGCCGGGAAACTCCGCCATATCGTCACGGTTGAGCACAAAGGCACAACCAAGGGCTCAATGGGCGAGATAATCGAGACATGGACAACCTTTGCAACGATATGGGCAAAGATTATACCCGGCAAAGGCCGCGAGGCCGAAGAATCAAGGCGCGAGGTCGGCATTGTTCCTACCAGATTTTACACCCGATATTCAGCAGGCGTCACACAAGGGATGCGGCTGAAATATGGCTCGAGGCTCTACGATATCGTTCATGTGGCGAATATCGAAGAGCGCAACCGGGAATTCGAGATCACGGCGGTTGAGACGATATGATCAAGGTAAGCGCAACAACGCGAGTTGATACCGACGGGTTTGATGATGCTCTGGCTGAGATCAGGCGAGTGATTGACGAGAACTGTGAGGCCGTTGCCAATCTTGTTTTCCAGGATGCCAAGACCACCGCAGCATTTGCCGATAAATCTGGGACGCTGCGGAGAAGTATCAAGATGTTCAAGTCGAAATTCCCGGACGGCGGATACATCATCGAAGCCAGGGGCAAGAAAGGCGACGGATCATGGTATCAGGCAACGAGCATTGAATATGGCCATGTCAAAATACTGTGGGGAAAATCAACCGGGGAGCGGGTGCAAGCGCATCCGTTTATGAGGCCGGCAGCGCAGAAAGGTATTAATCGGGCAATTGAGATTTTCAAATGAAAACGGTACGCGACGCACTCAATACCAAGATAACCGGCTCGGCATTATCGACGGCAATCGGGGGAAGATATTACCCGACGATCGCACCGATAGGCACGGCCGCACCATATGTGGTGTCGTCGATTATCTCTGAACTGCCGAACTACAAACTGTCTCACATGTTCGTTGATGTGCTGGTTGAGTTTTCCGCATGTGCCGGTCCCGGCGATATCACCACGGCAAACACGATATCTGGCCTTGTCCGGTCCTTGTTTGATGACGCGGCCTTATCGGGACTGTCTGGGTACATGCAGGTGGGCCTGATGGAATGGTATCACGGCTACGAACTGGCCGAAGAAACGTCCTACAGGTACGTGAATGAGTACAATCTGCAATTGAAAAAGTTATGACGAGGTAACTCGACTCTCTGGGAAACCAGCAAAATTTGACACTGACCGTCGCGATGACTGGACAGGTGTCAAGACTACTGTCGCGACGACAGAAGGAGAACCAAAATGGCATCACCTATTGTATGGAAAAACGTAGCTGTCGCGATGCAGTCGGCCTTGGCTGCCAGTATCGCAATCTCCGGTATTACCAAGGCAAATCCCGGCGTCGCAACGAGCGTAGGCCATGGGCTTGCTGATGGCGACATCCTTTATCTGACCATTCTCGGGATGCACCAGTTGAATGAGAAGGTGGTCCGGGTAGCCAATAAAACAGCGGACACTTTTGAATTGGAGGGCGTCGATACAACCCTGTTTGACACCTTCACGAGCGGCGGAGTTGAAAAGGTCACGCTCGGCACTTCCATTACCTCTGCAACAAGCATCTCAGCATCCGGCGGCGAATTCGATTTCATCGACACGACCACCATTCATGCCAATTCAAAGAGCCAGATTCCCGGCCTTCCCTCTGCGATCTCCTTTTCCATGGATCACATCTGGGATTCGAGCGATGCCGGCCAAGCGGCAATGAAAGCGGCATCCGACAACCAGGGCCGTCGGGTTTTCAAATTCACCTTCGGAGCCGGTGGCAAAATTTTGTATTTCGCCGGGTATGTCGGATATACGGGCCTCCCAGGTGGCTCTGCTCAGGCACTCGTTACATCGTCCGCCGTTATCACGATGAACGGTACGCCGACCTATTACGCATCCTGATTTTCCTAAGGGGGAAGCATGCTGAAGATTACACCTGATCCGAAATTTACCGCTGATGTGCAGATCACAGTTCCCGGACTGGCTGAGCCTGTGTCAGTCACCATGACTTTCAAGTATCGGACACGGAAAGAGATGCTTGATTTTCTGGAAGCAGAAAAAGACAAACAACTCTCAGAAACCATGCGCAATGACGTGGTGCTCGGATGGAGCGGGTTTGACGCGGATTTCTCAAAAGAAAACCTCGCTCTTTTCCTTGAGAATTATCCGGCAGCTCCGCTTGAAATTTGGACAGAGTACAACAAGCAACTGTACGGGAGTCGTGTAAAAAACTAGAAGCGGCCGCCGTGGAATTGGTCAGCGGCGGCCGCTCAGTCGAAGAGGCACAGGGGCGGCTCGGATTGCCCGCTGACCTGATAAGCGATTCAGAAACCTTTCGGCACTCTGGAAATGGCATCTATCCAGACAACGTGCAGACTGTCGATGTGTTCCGGGGGATGCTGACACAGTGGATCATGGGGCCGGCCGGTCCTGTCGGCCTGAATTACGTCCCTCTTGATCGGGTGATGCGGTCAAGAGGGGTGGCGCCAGAAAATGAGAACGACGTTTTCGAGGGGTTTCAGATCATGGAAAGAGCCGCGTTGGAATCCATCAGGGAAAATCGGGCATGAAAATACCTGGCGTATATGTTGAGATCAAGGGCGATTCGACGCAGCTTGCGAAGGATATGCGGGCGGCGAAGCAGATCGTCACCGACAGCGCCAAGGGCATGTCGAATGCTCTCAACAACGCACTCTCGCCGGGGCAGGTCGGCGGCGGCACAAAGAAGCTGATCGAAAGCCTCGGAACCCTTCAAAGATCATCGAAAGTTACCGGCGATACATTTGGGAAGCTCGGCGTTGACCTAAAACATCTCAATGGTATCACCGGTATTTCCGCCAAGGAGTTTGACAAACTCAACCAGAAAATGCTGCAAACCCAGGCAGCAAAAACCCAGAGCAATGCGCTCAGGTCAATTGCCAGCCAAGCAGGGCTGACCAATCAGGAAATCAAGAAACTCGGCACCCAGATGGGCATGTCGAAGGGCCAGATTGGCGGAATAACAGGGGCAACCGGGCAGGCTACTGGTGGCCTCAAGGGAATGGTCGCGGCCGGAGGTAGTTTGATCGGCACGATGGCTCTCATGGCTGGCGGGATTTACGCCGTGCAGTCGGCCACGCGCCTTGTTTCGCAAGAATTCATGCGTGGCCTAAAGGCGGTTGAGGATTTCAACGTCACAGTTGCAGCATCCGCTGCATACATCACCACATTTTCCGAAAAAGCAAAGACAGGCGACTTGGCTGGAGCCTTTAAGGATGCCAACGAATACGCCGGTCAACTTGCTACAAAACTGGAGATGATCGATTCAAAGACCATCGCCAGCGGCAAAGACCTGCAAACCATGTCGGAGACGTTTATACAGCATGGCGTCCTCCTTGATATCAACAACAAGAAACAGGTTGACGGGTTTACCAATATCGCCACAGCCCTTGCTCTGGTCACTGCCGGTCAAAACAAAGATATCCAGATGCGGCAAGAGATCAACGCCCTTCTGATGGGTCAAATCCGTGCCACAGACCGCCTGCCAAAACTCCTCGCAAATGTAGACCCTCATCTCAAAGAACACCTTGAACTCTGGAAAAAAGAGGGAACGCTGATTGAAAATGTAGGCAAACTCCTTGAGGGGTTTTCCGCGTCGACCGGCGACCTCGATAACCTGTGGGCGACTGTCGGCTCGACAATGGAGACGATCCACAATCGGATACTCCGTGGAGCGATGAAGCCTATATTTGAGGATTTGATCGGCCTTGCGAAGTCCCTCAATCAGTCTCTCATGGACACAGAGGGGAATCTCACTCCGCTAGCCAAGGGATTGTCTGCGATTGTGTCAGAAGGGTATCAGGCTGGCAAGGATGCAATCAACGCCTTTGACAGTGGTGTGCTGAAGCTCATATATGATTTTCACCTCCTGACCGCTGGGGTCAGGGTATTCAAATCTGTTGTTGGTGGCATTAAGGATGCCATTGAAGATTTTGGCAGGTCGGATATCGAAAAAGCTGGGCAGGAGATTGACAAACTCAAGGCAAAACTCTCAAGCCCTGAAAAATGGTACGAGATTTCTTTCTTCAAAGACCCGGCAGAAGAAAGGCGGAAAAAGGAAGAGATTGAAAAGCAGATATCTTCCCATCAGGCATTTATCACCAACACTGAAAGAGAAATAGCGACACTCAGGCAAAAGTCGAACAGCGATGCAATTGCCAGCGCGCCGAAACTTGCTGCAGCCGTAGAAGAATCAGCAGAAAAAGAAATCAAGGCAACAAGGAAAGTTGCCAATGAAACAGAGCGGATATTCGACGAACGCAAACGACTTGCAGAGGAAATGACAGACAAGCTCGCAAAAGAGGGCATGTCTCAAACCGAAAAGGAAATCTACGAACTCAAGAAACGCTACGCCGAGAATCTGAGGGTTGCCGGCGACGATATCGAGCTGGCGAAGAAAGTTACCCAGGAATACCAGAACGAGCTGAAGAAGCGCACATCCGCAAACAGCGATTACAATGCCGGATGGAAAGCATTTCAGAACAAACAGCAGCAGCAATTTCGGGATTCGTGGGAGGTCAACGCAGAGACTGCCAGGAAAGCAAATGAGAGCATCGAGGAATCAACTACAGGCACAACCTCGGTGATTGTCAGCGAGTGGTCGAATGCGTTTGGTTCGGTACAGTCAGCCCTTGCAGACATGATCTACGAGTTTGACTTCAGCATGGATAGCATCCTGGATATCTTCAAGCGGATGCTTGCCGAGATGGTCGCCGCAATCGCCATGTCCGGCCTGAAAAACGCTTTCCTGTCGATCTGGAACACGGGCAGCTTTTCCGGTGCGGGGTCGGCATTCATGTCCGGCATATCCGGCTCTTTCAAGGGTTCGGGTGGATCGGGATTCTCTGGCGCAGGGTCAACAGGCTGGACAAATCCAGACGGCAGGGCGACAACCGGATGGGGGCAGGTAGGCGGCGGGCTGGCGGTAGCGGGCGGCGCTTATGGCATGTATTCCGGGGCGCAGTCCGCGAAAGAGGGCAATTACGGCATGGCCGCCATTCAGGGTGGGTTGGGGGCGGCATCAGTCTACCAGGGCGCTGTAACCCTTGGCATTATCGAGTCCGGCACATTCACGGCCGGAATGCAGGCGCTTGGGTCGTATATCACCGGTACGGCGGCGACGACTGCAACAACAACAGCCACGACAGCGGCTACAACCGCAGCGACCACGGCAGCTACGAGCGCGGCTACGACGGCAGCTACAGCAGCGGCATCTGTCGCCGCCCCGTCAGCATCTCTCGCCGCAGCAGAATCAGCATATCTTGCCGGGCAAGCATCAGTGACCACCGCGACGGCTGCTACTACGACCACGGCAGCAAGCGCCGGAACAGGTGCAACGGCCGGGGGGCTAGGGGCAAGTGCAGCCGTCGCGGCTCCATACGCCATCGCAGCGGTCGCCGCAGCCCTGGTTGTGAAGGGGATAATCGATAAGGGCAATAGAAAACATGCTGATGTAGAGATAGACAAGGCCGGGATCACTCCCGCGCACCTTGGGGAATTTACCAAAGGAATGCACGAGTTGCAGGGCACGGTCCTGGCCACCATACCAGACCTCAATCGGTACAGCACGGCCCTGTACGACCAGAAGACCCAATTATTAGTAGCCGAGGGCCTGCACGGCACCTTGGCTATGAAATATGACGAGTCAGCAAAGGCAGGCCACCAATGGGAAGAGGTTCTGTGGCTCGGCAATGAGGCCATGCGGAAGGAAGCCCTGGCGCATATTGATTACAATGAGGTTATGAGTCGGGGCTTGACCGACGGCGAAAAAGCAGCCCTGATGGCCGAGGATGCTCACACCCGGCTTTATAACGCCATTAACGGAACCACCAACGCTACTACAGCCTATGCCGATGCCATGGATGCAGAATTGGCCGGCAAACAGGCTCATCTTCTCGCAACTGCCAAAATTGTATCCGTCGATCAACTGTGGAGCGACAATACCAGTGATCTGTTGATGACAGAGCAACAACTGATCCAACAACAGCAGGCTTTGAATGACGAGTATACAAAAAGTGTAACCGAAGCAGCTCGTTACGGGGATGTCTTAGGTACTGCTTCGGATTCTGTATCTACGTTAAATCAGGATATAACCTCTCTTAGCGATCGAGCTGACGGCGCCGGTATCGACATCACTTCTCTTACCAATGATCTCAAAGGCGTCGACAGTAATTCGGCAGCCGCCGCCGACGCCCTGGCCAGCCTAACGAGTCCTCTTGATGATATACAATCCGGAGCCTATGCTGCAAGTCGGGGGATCCAACGATTCGCTCAGACCATAGTCAACATGGATCTCAGCCGTGCGGCGGACCAGTGGTCGGATAACAATTACCGGGGTGGTTACATTGGTTATGCTGGCGGCGGG